TCTTCATAGATCGCCTTCCCCATATCCGTCAGTATCTCATAGTAAGCCATCAGTTCTTCCTCTGTGAACTGGTCCTCATTCCATAATGAATACTTGCATTCTATCATCTTTCCCGCTTTTACTATTCTGGTCTTGTGGTATTCCCCGTGAATTTCCATGATCTCTAAGATACATTGGCACCAGGTAGACATGACCTTATCTCCAATCTTAATCTTCATACAATACCTTTGCCATACCTTCAACAGCGTTGAGCCTGGTTATATGGACCCACAGCCGACCTTTATAGTCGGTTGTACAGTCTACCATTCTATTCAGGTCAAGGAACCTTACGTAGACTCCTGAGTGGCTTCTTTCTAATACTATACCTAATCCATACACACTGTGAGATATTGTACTTCCTACTCTAATCTCCATACAAACTCTCCGATAGATCCCCATAAGGCTTGACACTCTCAGTATCAAAGAACCGTATGTGAGAGGTAGAGGTAAAACTGACAATAGGAGAGTCAGTAAATAGTTCTACTATCTTAGCCTCATACATAAACACTCCAGTGCTGTCATACACAGCTACTAGCTCAATGACTGCACTACGACCATAAGAATCTTTATAATAATACAAATTACCTATTTTCATCTCAATCTTCATACAAAGCTCCGGTAAGATCACCCTTTGGGACTAGGGTGTAATGGTGAACCATGCTATGCTCTGTAACCAAATGTGAAGATTTCTTATTCTTTATGGTATATTCAAACAGGCATCTCTTATCTCTGTCTACCTTTGTAATCTTAAAATAAGAACTACTATCATTCCTAACAAAATCACCTACTCTATACTTAGATCTCTTCCACACGATCAAAGGCTTATCATCCTCATCAGCTAGTAATACCAAAGGAACACCAAACCATAAGAAAGGCCATACCAATACACTACCAACAAACATATAGAGAATAATAAGTATATCACTAAAGGTAAGAAAACCACTCTCTAGAGGTTTAATACACAACATAACCCCTAGAAACGTCAATAATCCTATAATAAGATAAATATACTCATATATCATGTAAATATAGCCTTTGCTAGAGGGGTATCTAGAGTAATCCAGTTTTCGAGCACCCAATGGGGGATTTCGAAGTGGATTAGGCCGGGGTGATGTGCGTCAAATTTAACTAACACCTGCTCATATCGGTAGTCGGTCTTCTCGACTACTGCAGATCCATATTCAAAATGTACTACTTTATCGCCCACATTAAACTTGTTCATATATCGCCTTCGATAGTGGAGTATTCCTAATAAGTTTCTTTTTGGCGACCCATATGGCACCACTTGACCCGGCTGTTGGAGGAGGATCGTCGAAGCGTACGAGTATAAGCTTACTGGAAATATCCATAACTATTCCAGGTCCGTAGTTCTTATATATTACTTTGTCATCGATCTTGAAGTCGTGCATAAACTACCCTTTTATTGTCTCTCTAAGGCTCTAGGAACTCTTTCCAACACCCAGTATAGGTATCGGCTCTTAAGGCCTCCAGGATGGCTGTAAGGGCCTCAGGAGGGCAAGTCCTTAGCACGGACTGACTAGGACATGTACAGGAGTAGTCATCAGGTGATCCCGACTCTTCGAACCAGCACCACATTGCTAGGGCCATTTCTACTGTTATCCATAGAGGGTCTTTACTCATAGATTGACTCCGATAGGTCGGTCTTTTGTACTAGGGTATCTGGCTCTACGTACTGAGAACCATTTACATGAGCTACCATTATCCTGAGAGGTAGGTACTCTTTGCTGGAGTAAGGGACTTGTAATTCTACCTGTTGTACCAGGCACACCCCTAGAATCTTGTGGTACGTTACGTCTCCTGGACCAAAAGGAAGAGCTAGGATTGCTGCCCTAGCTTCATATATGTCAGATAACTGGGATTTTATGTTAGCTTCTGCCATTGCTAGGCTCTCCAGTGCGGATTGGGTGTACGTCCAGGCGGCCCCCCCGGAGTCGACCTTTAAGAAATCTTTTACTTTTGACATTTCAATCTCCTGATATGGCTGAGGCCATACTTCTTAGTTTGTATACTATAACACACTTCCATACGCTATGGATAGGTTCGTGGCTTGAATTTAAATGTATCACTTCGTAGCCTTTGAGTTTTTGTGTTGTTATGGCTGTAGTAAGAATCTGTGAGTCATAATCATAAAAAGTTAGGGTTTCTGTTATAATTTCAGGTAGTGACATGGTCTATTCTCCGTAGATGGCTTCGGCCATCGGTTTACGTTGCCATAATATGAAGGTACTGCTAGTGTAAAACCAAATAGTATTGCCATGCCTTGGTTGCTGGATGTCAAACTTGGTTTCTTTGATATCCACTATCTCCCAGCCTTGCTGGCGTTTATCGTTCAGGTGGCGGTTAAGAGCCATCAGGCAATTGTCCTGACAGGCTATGGTTGCCTCTTCGTTGCTGGAATAATGAGCATATTCCTCTCTATTGTACGAAAATATGTCTGTTAGATACTCTCCGTCACTCATATAAGGCCTCCGCCAGCTTTCCCGAAGGAATAATTGTTATTTTGTTCACTTTTTTGCTCTTTTCTATGGGAGTACAGTTCCAATGGAAAGGGGGAGATGCCTTTTGTTTGCCTAGGAGTCGAACTTGCATAAGAGCCTTCAGTGTCTCCCAGCCTTCAGGAGATAGCAAAATCTTAACAATATCTCGATCTGGATTATTTTCCTGGAATTTGTGTACCTCGTGTGCGATAGCATCTTCCAGATTATTAATTCCCATATAACGCATCTGTTAAGTCACCCTCTGGTATTACCTCAAATATTGCAATAAAGACGAACTTGGGTAATTCTACGTGAGTTCCGTCCGAGAACATAATGCCAATATCGGTCATATCGGGCAATTTGTCAAGTTCTTCTTGAGTATCGAAGAATTTATGCTTAGTTGTATCCACTCGGCCATTGGTTTCTACCCATTTCGCAGCAGTTCTGATATCTGCATAGTCTTTTCCTATCTTTAGCACTAGCCAATGTGGTTGGTCCGTGCCTTTTTGGGTTCTAACAATCATTTACTCTCCGTGTAAAGCCTTAAACATTGGGGTATTGATTTTGTCTAGCAATTGTATAGGATACCACTTAGCGTCTGACAACTCTGAAAACCCGAGTTCAGACGGGGTTATTTGGTCGGCTGACATCAAACAAAATAAGATCGTAGTTGTTGGAATATGACGAAGTCCATTTGTACTAGGCAAACTCGAAAAATCCATCTCGATGCGATATAATCGAGCTGAAATAATATACCTATCGTTTACTACGTCCAAATAAGACTCAGTAACAGAGTAATACTCCCCGTTAAAGTTGAACATGGTGTTTTTTATGCCTGTTACGTCATTTATCATGTATATATCGCCTTTGCAGTTTCAGTGTCAGGAATCAGTTCATCTAAACGGGAGCCAATGCGAACTCCTTCCCCATTAAGAAGGTTACTGCCCTTAGTACGTACATGACACCAGCCGCCGCTAATATACTCAATAACAGCAATCTTGCCTACAACATTTGGATATCGTATCTGATCGAATCCACTTCGTTTGTCTGATGTGATCAAAACAGTATCTCCAACCTTAAACGACATAACACCTCCACAAATATTAATAGTATATCCCTAGGGGTAATCATTGTCAATAGTTAAATAAAATAATTATACCTAAAAATACTTCCTAGTAATATCAAGGACTTACAAAATAGTGCATATTTCTAATAATTGACTTAGTAAATACATTTTAGGAGTAGTCAGGGAAGAGAGTTAGATATTACTTTTAAAATAAGACTATTAGTAAGACTATATAGTATTACTGAGTTGTATACGTAATATACCAGTACGTAAAGGAATACTATAAAGAGTATACAACGTAATATACTCTAACGAGATATTACTTAATAATACCATAATAATAACTATAAGGAATAACTATGAATAAGGGTAACGTAAAGAGTCTTCCTACTAGTAAGACTCTAAGGCAGGTGGAACGTATGGAGATTGAAGAACTCGAACGATCCATGAACCGAGCGGATTCCAGGAATGCGTTTATATTTGGTGGCATAATAACTACAGTCGTCTTACTCGGGCTGTCCCTGTTTTATAGTATATCATTGATTCCATTAGCAGTTTACGCAGTTATGGGAGTAACTAAGTGAAAAAACCTAAGCACATATTTAAACAGGGTGAGTATGCCTATTTCACGCCAACATGTGAGATAGTCAAGATTATTGGTTCCGTAAAGAAGGAAGGTTGGATCAGGAATAGAACTAACATTAGGGTACTGAGCCCTAAGAACATAGATCCTGTTACAGGCAAACCTCTTAAGTATTACGACTGTAACGTGCAGGTATTGCAACCAATACTAGATGAAGACGTCCAATTTCTCTTCAAAATGTTGTATAAAGATGAGAAATTCAACCTAATTAAAACCAGCTTTAGCATCTTATTGTTGACATCGTGTATATAACTTAGTATATTTGTCAGGCGACGTTAGAGCCACTACCATTGATCAGGTAGTCCTTCTGGTCGCCTTTTACATATAGGTGGCTAGCTAGAACCTTCCTGAGGGAAGTCCACGTTCTACTGTCTGGTGTGAGTCAGACCTTCCATCCTTTGTAAGAGGCTTTAAAGTTGATAGGCGAGTACGTTAAGCATGACGGTAGATATTATGTCATAGTCATGACAGGAGAAAAATGCTACGGAGTAGTGACGCTACAAAGTAGAGCTTGTTCACGAGCTATAGTGATTATATTCGAACAAGGGTGCGTCAGCATCGTCACGCAGAATGAACGTGACTTCTTAATCGCTTTACATGGAGATCCTACAGACATAGTTGAATCCATTATTGGCAATATTTTAACTGAGGAAGAGCCATGAATGTTGGAGACTATTTTAAGATAGATATGCCCAGAAAGGACGAAATCGACGTAATTTACGAAGCAGTCGTCGTATCTGCAGGCACTGACTGGGTTTCGGCAAAGATTGTATATCCTGCCTACTTAGCAGAAAAACTAAAAGCCGAAGGCGTATTTAAGATACACATCACAAGCCTGGATATCATCGTTCTAGGGAACCCGAAGACCGATGCAGTACTAGGAGCTATATATGGATAGGTATCAACCAGGGCACTGTATACCCCTGCTACAAGACGAAGAAGATCTAGTCTTTTGTGATATCGTTGCTTATCGGGGTAGAGGTAACTACTACGTGACCCTAACAAGGTCAGTATTAGTAGAACACCTCCCAAACAAGTTCTGCACGTTATCTGTTATTCATGAATCAACCATAAGAGAACTAGAAGTAACTATTTGATTGACTTAGTGAATACACTTATAAGAGGAGAACTCGAATGGACGAAAATCTGATGGACAACGAACTCATTGATAAAATTCTAGACGAAGTCACTTTTGAGAGACAATTCTACGAAAGTATAGCAGAAACGGAAGAATATGACGTAATTCCGATTGACGCACACTCTATGGACCCTAGGTACGGCGGTCATACTCTTGAACGCCAAGCCCTTGAAACCCAATGTGAGCGATCTGGACTAAAAGTCTTATATCGTATATCATATGGAACTTACGCAGTTATCATATGTAAGGCCGATGAAGACAATCTTAGTAAAGGTCGCATAGGTATAGTACCAGAAAACCACCCTGACGGATGGCCATGTTAATGTAGGTATCTTTTCAATCTCGCAAAAAATATTTTAATATATTTATTTACAGACTAGATTACCCGTTACTAAGCAGCCATCTATCAAGATATCGAGGAAGTTATGAGTATAGAACACCAACTACAAAGGTATATTGTTTATTCCTGCAAAGAGTGTGACTGGCAAGCTGCCGTCCTAGCTCAGTGGGCTGACATTAAACCAAAAAGGTGTGGAAATAACAAATGTCAATGCTTATTTCTCAAAAACCCTGACAAATTGGACATAAAGCTTCCAAAAGAAGCCGCAAAGCCCAAACCACCTTCCGCTCGGAAAAAGTCGAAAACGACTCGGAAGAAAGCCTCTAAGAAAAGTTCGTCGTAATGAGTGATGATAAATTGGACGCAGTTGCGAAACGAGAGAAGGCTAGAACGTCTAGACTCGTAAGCCTCAAAAAAGTGCGAGCCTTAAAATCTGACGGAGACTGGACCGTGCTAGAAGAAGTCATCCAAGATGTGATGGCTACTTATGTAGTACAGAATCCAGACGGCAAACAACCAGCAGTCAAGAAGCTCAGAGAAGACGTAACGAACGAAATTAAAGTCCGTTATGAATCCGATGATGAGATCAAAGATCTTCTATTAGATGCTCTACCCTCTGAAATGACTCTTGGCAAATGGATAAAACAACCCAAGTGGATTGAATCTGTTTGGAATTGTATTCGGACTGACGGCCTTTTCACTAAGGAACGTCGAGCCGAGATGATCAATTCCTTATACGAAAGAGGTAAGGATAAGTCAGACAACGCAGCAAAGATCTGGTTGACTCTATCTGGAGATTATAGCGATAAGCTAGACATCACTCAAGACAAAGCAGTCGAGAAATTCAGAGAGATTAACGAGATCTTACACAAGAAAAACCGAGAGAGCTAAATGACTAAACCCGTAGTAGAAGAAGGAAAACCCCTCCGAATACACGAATTAGACGTAGAAGCGCTCGCTAATTGGCTATATGCCAATAAAGTAAGAACTACTCAAGGTAAGTTAATTCAACCGTTGCACGAGGGACACCTAGCCGTATTAAACGACGATGCTAGGTTTAAGATATTGGCAGCAGGAAGACGTTGGGGCAAAACCCTTATAACTTCCTTAATGGCAATGTCAGTTCTTATGCAGATCAACCGTAGGGTTTGGGTAGTAGCTCCAGATTACACTCTTGGAGAAAAAGTCTTTCGTGAGCTTTACAATATTTTTGTAACGCAGCTAAAGATCATTCAACCAGGAAAGCAAGGCCGTGGCCGAGCAAGATTTCAGAAAGGCGACTATTATTTAGAAACCCCTTGGGGCTCTGTATTAGAAGTTAAGTCAATGGAACGTCCAGATTCACTTGCTGGTGAAGCTTTGGACTTTGTTATTGTTGACGAAGCTGCCTTGGAAGAAAATCTAGAATCTATATGGGTTCAGATGCTTCAACCCACATTAATGGATAAGCAAGGGTCAGCAATTTTAATTTCTACCCCTCGTGGACGTAATAGTTTTTACAAGTTGTATTTGATGGGACAGACAGGCGCAAGACAAAAAGCCGGCCTGATCAACATCACAGAAGACGAGAACGGCATTTCTAACGACATGACTGATTGGAGTTCATTTCAGAGAACTTCTTATGACAACCCGTTGCTGTCCTCTAGTCCAGAGAAATCAAAAGACGAAGTTGATGGGGCATATCGACGAGCAGTACTGAGTGGCAAGGTAGTCCAATTCAAACAGGAATACCTAGCTGATTTTGAGTCTGTTTCGGATATTGTCTTTCCAGGGTTTATTATAGAACCTACATCGACTGTAGAACACCCTAATGTAGTAGATTACGATTGGCACCCAGACAATGGACCAATTTACGCAGCCTGCGATCATAACTTTGCAAAACCTGCCTCTACTATATTTGCTCAGATAAACCAGCAAGGAGACGTGATCATCTTCGACGAGCGGTTTACTAAGCACACTACCACCTATATGCAAGGACAACAGATTATAGACCTTCAAGCCGCACTGCACTCTAAAGCAGTAAACATATGGCAGGAAGATCAAGTTGAACAGAAATACCGTAGACAGATTACTTTTGACAAGGTAATTGCTGATGTGTCAGGTAACCAAGTACAACTGAACGGTAGAGCTGCCTGGGATGACATGCAAGCAGCCTTAGGATATAGACCAGTAGGACTTAAGCAGCCTAGAGACATAGGAGCGAACATGATGCGTCTTTGGATGCAGTTCCCTCAGTTCGACGCTAAAGGTAAGCCTATCGTTAATGAGCACAAAGAACAGAAGACTCTTCCAAAGTTCTTTGTCAGTAGAAACTGCGTCAATACAATATACGCCTTGACTACTGCTAAATTTAAAGCTGGAAAGAGCGGATTACTTAAAGAAGATTACGATGAAAGTCCAGAAGGCTACGAAGGTCTTCTAGACGCAATCAGATACCTAATGGTTTATGTATTCCATGACAGAGGTAATCACATGACAATTACTGGAGGATTTTAACGGTGGAACCTAGAGGATACACAAGCAAAGACGTAGCTTCCTTACGAAGGGACGGAAGTAAGATAGTTTCTGAAGAAATGTCAGGAGCAGGCGAACAAATCGTCAAGCTGGGATCAGCAGCAGCAAAGATCAGCTACCAGTCGTCTGGTAATTTGGTTTGTTCTGTGGAAGTCTCCCTAAATGGGACTACCTGGGTATCGGCAGGAGCAAACGCTTCAGCAGCAGCTATTGTTAGTTACAGCGCACACAACGTAGTTGCACTAAAAGCTACTTGGGTCAGCGGAACAGGATCACTTCACGTAGCAGCGAGCTAATAAAATGAACCCTCCAGTTATTCTAAGACGAAATAGACTCTTTTGTATATGTGAAAAAGCCTTACCGTCAGAAGCAAATAAGACTCCTATTAAAGGAGCATTATACGCAGCAATACACGAGGAATTTAAAGGTGCCGCATATTCGGACCATTATAAAACTTTGACAACAGAACAACGTATGAAATCAATAAACGATTATGCGTGGAAATGGCTAGAAGAAAGGGGATTTAAACATGGCTAAAAGTAAGTCTAAAGCTACTAAAAAAGAAGAACCAAAAGACGTTAAAACTGGCTCTATGGGCATTGGCGATGCTTTCGCTTATGGAGTTAAAGAATTACTAGGTGACGCACGAGCAAGTAAGCCTTCTCAAGGACCTTTCTTAGGTGTTGACAAAATAGAAATAGACGTAAAAGACTGCGTTGATCCACTAAAACTAAACTATAAAGGACAAGAATAATGTCAGATCAAAAACAAGGCGAATCAGTATCATTTGATCCTTCAGAAGCAGTACGGTCTGCTCCTAGTAGCAAAGGCTCAACATCAGCACCAAAAGGTCAGCCAATGGAAAAAGCTTCTCAAGAAAAAGCTTCGGACGCACCTTCTTCTAAGGGAGCTAAACCTTCACACGCAGGCGTACCAGCAACCGACCCAGTTCCCCACGCTACCCCATTTGACTCCAGTAAGTCAGAACTAGATGGCCACGCACTAAAGAAGCCGTCACAGCGTAAGTAAAAAAGAAAAGACAGACTGGCAGTAGAGCTGATAGTTTGTTATGTATGTATTCTATTCTCTAGAGAGAGAAAGGAGGATTTGTGAGTTTTAATCTAGGCGTATCCAATCACCCGATGAGTAGATTGGGCGGATTAAGCTCCATAGGTATATATCTTTACGAGGATATTTACTATAGGCAGTGGATCAGCGAGATTGCATTAGCATTTTACGAAGGCCGACAAGATGAATTTGTCTGGCTAGATTTAGTGCGCCAATTTAGAAACCCTGAGAAACAACAGATCCTACCCGTAAATATCACAAAAGAGATTATAGACGAGATCTCTATATTATATAGAGAAGACCCAATTTACCAAGTGGTAGATGAGAACGACAAAGCCCTACCCGATGAGCAAAAGCTCTGGGATAAGGTGATGGAAGATGCTCGTTATCTATCTTTTATGGATAAGTTGGACCGATGGACAAGACTCCTAGGCACTGTATTGGTGAAGGTTAGTTTTGTAGACCCTACAACAGGGCAGTTGGTAAAAGAGAACGAAGGCGGCAAAGTTCAGCTAGATATGATGCATGGCGGAGTGTACGACATTAAGTACGGTGCTTCCCCATACTATATCACTGAGCTATTGATTGGTTTCGGCAAAGGCTTCAAAGGATTTAACAACCCTGGTGGCCAAAATGCTGGAGGCCAACTAACTGGCGCAGACGTTTTAGCTCAAACAATAAACCTTACGAGCCCGTCCAAGTTAGGACAGGTCAATGAGATTTATTGGAGTTTAGACCAGCACGCAGTCAAGGACACTGAATCCAAGGAGTTCAAAACTAAGAACCCTTACGGCTTGGTTCCTGCTGTACCGTTTTTTAACCAAGACCCAGCTCATTACTATTTTCTGCCGATAGATGAGCCGTTAATTTACGCCAATCACGCAGTCAATATGAGAATGACGGACCTTAACCACATCGCCAAGTTCCAGTCTTTCGGTATACCTGTAGTCAAGGGCATAGAACGTCCCACCTCAGTACGTCAAGGCCGTCCCGTAGACGACTTTAACATCTTGAGGGGAGGAAGTGCCCAGAACTCTTTCGGTGGCTTGAGCGGCGTCTCAGGCATGGGTGCCGGCGGATCTTTCAGGAGTTTCGACGCTGGCCTAGGAACCAACAGAGATGGCAACGCTGATGCTAACGCATTGGGCATGTCATTAGGTCCAGATACTGCTATTGCTGTCGGTGAGAAGGGAGACTTCAAGTTTGCCTCTCCTAACGCAGACATAACAGGACTTCTGAGAACCATAGAATCAATAACCGATACTGTACGTATTAATCATGGCCTCAAGGCTAAATATAACAACACTCTTCCAGATTCAGGCTTCGGTCAGATGATAGAGAAGATGGGCGTTATAGAAGATAACGTACGTAGAGGAAAACTATTTAGAGAACGAGAACAACAGTTGTTTGGAGTTATCAGAGCCCTATGGAACTCTCATAACAGTAAGACAGGCAGCAAGAAGTTCTCAGATACCTCAAAACTTAAGATTACTTATAGGCCTCCACAGTTTCCAACTGACCCAAAGACTCAAATGGAAACAATTATTATGGAGCAAAACATACTAAGTACCGGGGATAAAATCGCATATAAGAAACTTTACCCCCATCTTAGTGATGCCGACATTGGCAAGCTCATTAAGGAAGTCCGCAAGAATAAAATGGAACAGGCTATAGCTGATACCAAGATTGAAGTAGCCAAGTCCCAGATTCTACAAGATGCAGGATTTCTAGAAATAGGAGCTGACAAAGACGCAAAAGCTGGAAAATCAGACGAACCAAAGGTAGATAAGCCTAAAATCGACAATAAGGCCAAACACGCAGAAGACAGTGGAAAACAAGGCAGCGATTCAAGGAAGACTGATAAATCTAGTAAACCTAAAAACAAGTAATCCGAGGGCTAAATGGAAAAAAGTGAATTAAATTACCTAGTTAAGTTGATCAGGGTAGACGGAACAACCGTTGACTTAGTAGAAACTAAAGATTTTAGTAAAGCTAAGGAGATTTGGTCAGAATCCCATGCCCAGTGGACAGAGGCAGTTTCAGAACGCCGTCCATATTTAATAGAAGACCCAGCAGATAATGGTTACATTACTGCTTTTGATCCGTCTCTTATTCGTGAGATTTTAATCTTACCAGTAGAATTAGAAGAGAAGTCTGATAATCCGTATAAGCAAAGAATGCGGAAACAAGGACTTTCTTCCATGGTTGCTGCGCAAGGTGAAGGTTTAATGGATGGGGGATACAAATAACCACCCGACAACTGGTAGAGCCAGTGAGGAGAACCGAGAATGTCAGATTTAATTAGTTCAATGGGAAAGAAAAAGGAAGTCAATGGTGCTGAAAACACCCAGGCTTCGGCACAGGTAGAGCCTGTAACGAAAACTGAAGAGTCTACTTCTGCTGCCACGGAAGTTACGGCTAGTGGCGACTCCGAGGCCCAAGCTGCTGCGAAAGCCGCTGCTGCGGTCAAAGACCCGAACGATTGGTCGAAAGACAGCGCTTTGAAGGAAGTTACCAAACTTCGTGAGGAAAACAAAGCTCAGCGACTCAAGTACACAGAAAAGTTGGAAGAGTTTAAAGAGGACCTTGTTAAGAACCAAGAACCCCTCAAACAAGAACTGGAAGAACTCAAAAAGTACAAAGACGAACTGAACAAAATTAAAGCTAATGAGGAAGACAAGAAGAGAACTCTTGAGGACAAAGTTGCCCATAGAGAAGCTCGGATTCTTGAACTCGAAGCTAGAATGGAGTCTGTTTCGACCGAAAAAGAACAGGATGTTCAATCTTACAAAGAGAAGCTTTCAGTGTATGAAGCACAGGAAGAAGCTCGCAAACAACTGTATCAGGAAAAATTGACGGCTGAATTAGCAGCTATTCCTGAAAAATTCAGGGAACAAGCAGAATTAATTTCTAAAGGTGCTGGAGACCCCAGCGACGCACTAGTAGCCCTTAACGAAGCGAGGCTTAAAGGGTTATTCGAGGACAGAACGGTTGTAGTCAATCATTCAGTTCCCGGAGCAAAAGACGGTGCAAGGGCAACTAAAGAGCATTTAGACAGCGCAGCTAGGGCTGGGCGAGACGAAATGTCTTCCCAAGATAAAGTTCGTGCCGCTCTTAAGGAAATCCGCCAAGGCGAAAAGAATCCTGCATTCCGAACACACTAACACTCATATGGAGTACTATTAGACAATGGCACAGGTAGTAACACTAACTGAAGCGGCTCGTCTCTCTAACAACCTATTGGTTGAGGGCATCGTCGCCGATATCATTACCGTTGATGAATGGTTTCGATATCTTCCTTTCGTAACTTTCGAAGGTCTATCATATACCTTTACTCGTGAAAAATCTTTAGCTTCTGCTGATTTCGCCTCTGTTGGCGCAGATCTCAGTCAATCAAAGTACACTGCTGGCGCAACGTTTGAGAATATCAACGTTAACTTGGCAGCTATTATCGCAGACATTATCATTGACGGTCAAATCGAAGATCAGTTCTCCGAAACTAATGACCAGCTTCAAGTACAGATCAGCTCTAAAGCTAAGCAAATTGCTCGTATCTACATGAATGCTATCGTTAATGCTCGTCGTTCTGCCGCTCTTACTCAAAGCAACAACGGTCCTATTGGCATCGCTGATCGCTTCGAAGGTATGGCATCTATTCTTGACGCCGAATCTGGAAACAGTGATGACGTTAATCACCCATTCTACAATGCTGGAGCTGGCACACAGTCTCTCCAACTTGAAGAAGATGATCCTTCCTCTAGCCGTGTTGGCAAAGATGGTCGAGTTTTCTCTCTAGAAGACCTTGACGATCTTATTGATCGCTGTACCGCAGCACGCCCTGACTTCTTGATGATGAACTCACGAGAAATCCGAACCCTCCGTGTTCTTCTTAGAAACACTGGTGGTGGTACTGATGCGTACATGATCCAACAGCAAGGCCTCGGCTCACAAAAGCCAATGCTTTATTATCAAGACATTCCAGTTTTCCGTAACGATTTCGTTTCTAAAGCTGAAGGCGTTGAAGGCGTAGCACATACGTTCTCTTCTGTTACTGATAACGACACTATCGTTATGGGTGAAGTTTCTCAAGCTGACGCTACTGAGCTTCATATCCGTGGTAGTGACGGCGTTAAGTATCGTTATGCTATCGCTTCTGGCGCTGGTACAGCG